AGAGAAAAATTTGCTCACTCATTAAACATGCTCTTGGTTATGATGCCAAGAGAAACTTATATCAGTATCAAGTTGGTGGTGCAGATATAGAGATACCTGGCTGGTCGATAGAATGTAAAGCATATCAAAGGTCTGGTTCAAATAGTTACAAGACTAGTTGGTGGGAGCAATGTGTTGCTAACTGTGGAGATAAAGAACCTGTTTTAATATACAAGTATAACAACTGCCCAATCAAGTGTGTTATCAGGCTAGATGTATTCGAGCATGGTTTCTCTACTAATCAAGACCTGGTTTGTGAAGTTGATATTGATACTTGGTTTTACATTGTTAGAGAAAAGATATGAACAGAGATCAGGCACTAGACAAAGCCAAGGCTCTTGTTACTGGCGATAGAGCAAAAGACTATGGCAATGCTTATGATAATCATGCAAGGATAGCTAAGTTATGGTCAGCTATTATTGGTGTGCAAATTTCTGTTAGAATGGTTTATCTTTGTATGATAGCTTTAAAAATAGCCAGACTTGTGCAAAATGAAAAGCATACAGATAGCTGGATAGACATTTGTGGTTATGGCAGTCTAGGAAGTGAAGATGGGAAAGAAAAGCAAGATAAGAAATGAGTACAATGAATTACGTCAGCTTTTCAAAGACATGCAGAAAAGAAAAAAGAAATATGATGATAGCGAAGATAGGTTTGAAGATGATCCAAGAGCAGCTAAAGAAATAGAGTATGGCAGAGTTATCAGGCAACCAACCTATGTTCACAAAGATAGTATTTATGATTGATCTTTCTCCTCTATTGTGTAGAATGTAGCTGAAGTTTTACTTCATTAGTTGTTGTGAATGAGAGGGATTTTCCCTCTCATTTTTTTTTCAATCTAAAAGATTTTTTGATATGATGCCATTAAGTCTTTTTTCTTTAACTTCTATATACTTGTCTCTAATATATTTCTCTGTCATTTCCTCTTTCTCTTCTACAAGATCACAAGCTGGACATTTGTAAACGCCTTTTAGTTCTGTTTTATTCATTTTTATTTTGCATCTAAAACAAATAATAATTTTTTCCTCAGTCATTGTTACTCCTCCAGTTTTAAGTTCTGCATCAAAGTATTAAGATGATTTTCAGTATTAGTGAGACCTCTTTTGTTTGCAATAATCATTTCTTTGTTATCTAATATTTGATGCTCTTTCTTTTTTATCTTTTCGTATGCTTGTTTTATTTCTAAATGACACTCTGTTATTTGAGTTTGTAGTCTCTCAATTTCATCTTTAAAAAATTTTATGTTTATCAAATCAAGCTGCAATCTTTCAATTAAATCTTTCTTTTTTTTACTTGATGATTTTTTTTCTTGGTGATTTTTACTTTCCATGTTACCCTCCAATCTATTATGCTACGGCATATATACTATACTATGCTTATACTATGCTTAGTATACTAAGCATTGCATATACTAAGCTAAGTATATAAACTATAATATTAATTAATAAACTATATTATAGTATTGCTCTAATAGTATATTATGTATTGCATATTATACTATGTTTAGTATGCAATGCTTAGTATGTAATACTATGCGTTGTTTGGATATAATGTCCATGCAATGTCGTCTATAACATCCCATGATAAACCAATATTGCAATCATGTTTGTCTAAACATTGTTTTAAAACATGTCTTGCTTGCTCTTTAGTAAGCCAGTCACATTGTTCTAAAACGTCATCAGTAGACCATTCTAATGTTATTGTATCTTCATTAATTTGTTGCATCTTTCTCTCCTATTTTTGTTTCTCTAATACATAGCCAATCAATATACTTGTTTGCTTACTGATTGCTCTTTCTCCTGTTTCATGTCTGGAAACTGTTTGTTTATCTATTCCCAGTTCTGTTGCAAATTCAGCTTGAGTATATTTTAGCCGTGTTCGTATTTGCTTATACTGTTCTTTGGTTATGCTTTCTTTTATCATTTGTTTTGTTCCTTAACATAATTTTGATAAAAATTTATTTTCTCTTGAAGTTTTTTTATTTTATGATTTGCAAAATCTAAATTACTTCCCATTTCCCTCACCATTTCAAAAACATTTTGAAAACCTTTGTTATCTAAGTTTTTATTTTGTAAAACTAAGATTATTATTTCAGCACTTGTTTTCCAATCTGGTGCAATGTTTATTGTTTTGTTAGCCATTGTCTTTACTCCTTTAGTTGTTTAATGACGATTTAAGAAGGCTACAGACTAGCTAAAGCAATTTTATGATATAGACTAGCCTGTAACTTGTTTCGTTTCTCTATGCCCAAATTATATAGATTACCAATAAGTAAATACAAAACATTAGAAACAATAATATTTCTGCATTTAGTTTTATTATTTCATGTAATGTATATTTTTTTGGAGTTGCATTTTCTATATGCAGTTTTAAAAGTTTTTTATTCATTGTTTTTGCTCCTCATTAGATTTGTCTAATTGGTCAATAATATTCTCAAATAAATTTAGAATAGAGCTTTTTGTATATCTTCCTTTTATATTCTCTAATCGTTTATCGTTATGTATTTCATTGTAATATGAAATAATAATATCTTTTTGTGTGTCTTGATTAGTCATTGTTATTGCTCCTCAATATATTGTTTATTGTTTTCAAAAGTCTTAGTAAAAAACTTCTTTGAAATATCTTTATCTATTCCCTTCATTGTAAAGTTTTTTCCTTTGCCTTTGATGTAATAACAGCCTAATAAAATAGGCTTACCATGTTGTTGTTCATAATCTAAACCACCAAAACCATTTACTTCTGTTGTTTTGTGTGTATAGAAAAGATTTATTATTGTAGGTTTACTTTGCATATTGCCAAGGCAATTACTCAAGTCATAATGTCTTGACCATTCCCCTGGACTTTTTAACTCAATGGCTAAAAACGTAAAGCCATTAGATAAATGCCAATCAAAGTTTTTTGTTTCATTCATTGTTTATACTCCTTTGTTGTTGTGAGCTTTCTTATAGCTCCTATAACTCAGGCACAATGCCTGAGCTATTAGAGTAATAAGATCACGCAGCTTTCTTAAGTTCAGCATCATATTGAAGAATATAATCGCTTGCTTTTTGTGCCATTCCAAATGCTTTAACCATTGCTTTCTTATCCTTTTTCAGGACTTCAAGCCAATTATTTAAGTATGTTGCATTGTCCTTGCTAGGAGTATGATTTAAGCCAAGTAAACAGCATAAGAATGAACTGGAAGTTTCAGCAACTAATTCTTCAAAAGCATACGCATTGCTACCAAACCTTTTTCCAAACTCCCTATTAAGTCTTGAATTGTGTCCAGTCCAATGACTTAGCTCATGCAACAAAGTATTATAATAGCTTTGCTCATTTGTACTTGTATCAGTTCCAGTAAAGTCTTGTTTGTTTGGCATTTGGATAAAGTCATGATTAGTATTATAAAAAGCTTTATCCCCACCATGCTTTATCTTTGCTTTTGATGTAACAATCAAATCTTCAATTCTTTTGTTATCAAAAACTATTTTATTATCTTCAATTTTATTTGGTGCGTAATTCTCAATTTGCTCACCATTGAAAACAACAAAGCCTTTAAGCATTGGGATAATATCTTTTTCTTCTTTATTGTCAGGATTTTTTACTTCAATAAAGTCAAAATAAAATATATCTGTTCCTTTGCTACCTTTTTTCACATTGTAACCTTGCTTTTTCCATTGCTTAAATGTTGCCCATTCATTGCATGTAAAGCCATTTATATAGCAACTAAGACCAGTCCAGAATGTATTTGTGCCTTTATACATTGTTTTAGTAAACTTGTTATGATGTGAACTTGAAACAGAACTTGCCCATGGCTTAGTCCAGTTTGTACCATGTTGTTGCATTAACTCAATAACTTTATCAGTAAGTAATTGATATCTATCTTTAGTTGTAAAGTTTTTCTTCATTGTTTTTTACCTTTGTTTAGTTGTTGTTGCTTTTTATAATAACCATTGGTTTATTATTGTCAACTATTATTATAAAAAAAGTTTTATTATTAATGTTTTATGTTGCGAATTTTATCCTCTTATAGTTATATATTGAGACAATGTTATACAGCATAGTAGATAATGAACAGCAGTACAAAAAACAAAACAAAGTATAAGTTACAGCAGTATAGGGGAGTCTTTTTTTTGCCATACAGACCGACAAGGCACAGGCTCTATATAGTCAACAATATATACACCATAGAAACACACAATGACGATTAGCAAATACAAGAAAAACAAGATCATAAACAAGATTACAGACGGATATAGTCTGTATCAGGCTTGCAAAGATGAAAAGGTTAGCAGAGCTACCTTTTACAGACACATGGCAAAGGATGAGCAGTTAAATGATGTAGTTCGTACTGCACAGAAGCAATCTGCTGAGAAAACATTAGAAGAGTTAGAGACTATGTTCTTAGATACGTTGCATAAGCGTAAGATGTACGATCCTAACTTACTGAGGGATTATGCCACGCATGTTCGCTGGAAGGTGCAGAAGGTGTTACCAGAGAAGTTTGGTGAGATCAAGCAGAGGACAGGTGTTGAGTTAACTGATGGTGCGATAAGGATAGTGTGGGAAACAGATGCAAGTAAAGATACCATATAAGCCTAGAGACTTACAGGCAGAGATGCACAGAGACTTGAAGAGATGGAATGTGCTAGTTATGCACAGGAGATTTGGTAAAACTGTGTTTGCTGTCAATCATATGATAAAACATGCTTTGACTTGTCCGTTGCCAAGACCAAGGGTAGCTTTGGTTGCACCTACGTTTAGTCAGGCGAAGAGGATTAGTTGGGATTATGTAAAGTATTATGCTGGTGTGATACCTGGAGTAAGTTTCAATGAGACTGAACTGAGGGCAGACTTTCCTAATGGTGGTAGGATTATGTTGTTGTCAGGTGAGAATCCTGATGCCTTGAGAGGTATTTACTTGGACTTGTGTGTGTTTGATGAGTATGGGATGCAGAATCCTAGGGTATGGGGGGAGGTTGTAAGACCAGCACTATCGGATAGAGAGGGTGCAGCTATATTTCTAGGTACACCAAATGGTCATAACCATTTTTACGAGATACTGACACAAGCCAAGCATGAGACTGAAGAGGGTAGTGATTATTGGTATTGGAAGATTGCGAAGGCTAGTGAAACGAAGTTAGTAAAAGATACGGAGTTAGATGCTGCCAAGTCACAGATGACGTTGGAGCAGTATGAACAGGAGTATGAATGTTCGTTTACGGCTGCGATCATTGGTGCGTACTATGGAAGATTACTTGTAGAAGCTGAAGATGGTGGCAGGATTACGAGAGTGCCGTGCTCCACATGATATTGAAATTAGAGAGTTGGGGTCTGGCAAATCACGGATGGAGACAGCGTTTAGTCTTGGCATACGTTTCAAGGTGGTTTCGAAGATGAAAGTAGCTGATGGTATCAATGCTGCTAGATTGTTGATGCCAAAGTGTTACTTTGACAGAGATAAGTGTCATACAGGTCTTGAGATGATGAAACAATACAGGCAAGAGTGGGATGAGAAGAAGAAGAGGTTCAGGGATCAGCCAAGGCATGACTATACATCACAT